GTTGTGCCGGTGGCGGTTGCACTTCCGCAACGCCAGACGATGCTGCCGGTAGCGCGGCCCCACCATTGGCAGCTCGCTCCAGCTGATCCCACATTGTCGCCCGGTGGTACCGACGCTTCACCAACTCCAGCACCGCTAGGCAGTACACCGCCAAGTCCAGCGGTTCGTTCCTTGCGCCAGATGGCTTTTGCCACTCCAGTACCTGAAAGCCCTTCACCTGCCGCGGCACCAGCCGTTCACAGGTCAAACCCGTCAGGTATTCCTCAGTGGCGTTCTGCCCGAAGTGCATTGCGCCCTCGCGCTTCAGCCTGGCGTAGATCGTGCGCTTTAGCGTGTCGCCACCCACCAAGTACAGCGTCACGCCGCCCTTAATCGTCCGCCCTCGCCAGTTCACGTCCACCTTGTTGCCCTTGCTCAGGGCTGGCGCCGCCCTGGTGCTGCTGCCCTTCAACGCCACCACACCCTCACGCACTCGAGCACGGCAGAACTCATAGGCCTCCTGCGTGAAGTGGCCGCCGGTGTCCACTCCGCAATGCCGCACCGTCATCACGCCCCCGGCTTCACGCGGCCATTGCGTCCGCCGGATCGCATCCACCTGTTCCCACGCGTCGCCGCCCGCCGGGTCGCCCTCAATCTTCTGGTGCCACACCAGCCACATCTCCTCGCCGCGGCCGATGCCCCACACGCTTACCTCCAGCCACGTGTCCTGCACGTCAACCGCCATCAGCAGCAGCAGCACACCGGTCGGACACCAACCCGTCTGGTACGGCTCCGCCGCTGCTCGGGCCATCAACTCATCAGCCGACATCTTCGCCAGCGCCTCGTCCTCCCAGGCCTCTGCGGCTCGCTTGTTTACCCAGCCCTTCAGCAGCAGCGGGTCAGCCTTTGCCCGCAGGAACTCATCACGGATCTGCTCCCAGCCAGTCCAGCCCGCCGGCGCATACCACCCCGGCAGGTGAAACCCCGCCGTGATCCCATCACCCTTGGCGCTCGGCTGCCATGCACCACCTAGCAGCATGCTGGTCTTGTGGTGCTCCGCCACACGTTCGCCACACGCCGGGCACTGCGCCCACACCTCACCATCCGGGCGGTCCCATTTCATGTGCTCGCGCCAGCGCAGCACCTCCAGCGATCCACAGCACGGCATCAGCACCGCCAGCTGTCGGCGGTCGCTCCGGCTCTCAAACTCGGCCGTGATCCGACACGCACCCCTAGTGCCCGGCGTCGAGGTGATCAACACCTTGCCCATCGGAAAGGTGCTGGTCCGCGTCTCGGCGTTCTCCAGCGGATCGCCCTTGTCGTCCGCCTCGAGCGGGTAGGAGCTCACCTCGTCCGCTGCCAAATAGGCCGCCGGCATCGACTGCAGGCCGCTGCCGCTGTTCGCACCCGTCAGCACGAACAGGCCGCCGCGAAACTCCTTGAGGAACATCGTGTTGCCTGAGTCCCGCGACCGCGCCGGCGCGATCAGCTCGCTCAGTACCGGTGTCTCCTTCAGCAGCGGATCCAGCCGCTGACGGTTCAGACGCTTCGCCATGTCCAGCGTCGGCTGCACCAGCAGCGTCGGCCCAGGCCAGAGATGGATCACAGCACCCAGCCAGTTCAGCACCACCTCCGTCTTGCCCATTTGGCTGCCGAACATCAGCACCACCCGCCGCCACGGACTGCTCGGGCTCAGGCAGTCCATTGGCTCCCGCAGGTACGGCGTCCGATCCGTCCGCCACGGCCCCGGCTCGCTGCTGCCCTTCCGGCTCAACATCCGATGCGCATCCGCCCACTGGCTCACCGTCATCGGGGCCGGCGGCCGCAGCCCCTCACGCCATGCCGCCAGGTATTCCGCCGCTGCGTCAGCCATCCGCCAGCACCCGCAACGCCACACGGATCTCCTCGCTCAGCAGGTGATGAACCTGCCTGGCATCCTGCGTCGCCGCCAGCATCGGTGCCAGCCGGTCAGGGATGCCCATCAGCGCATCCCTCACGGCGCGAGCCAAGGCGAACGCCTCGGTTTTCACCTCAGCCACCGGCACCAGCTCGCCTGATTTTCGTTGAAACTCAAGCTGTGCCAACCTGGCATCATACGCAGCTTTGATTTGTTTGCTAACAACAAGTGCTGGAACACTTTTTGAAAGTGATTGAGACGGTGCATCAGATGAGGGCGGCAAAGCCGATGCTGTTATTGGAGCACCGCCACGCTCGTTTGGATCGGTGCGCCCTGCCCATTGGGCATCGGCCAAGGCTGGATCAATGACCCAGCCGCGCCCATTACGCCGAACAGCTGGAGCGGAGAGGCGGCCATCTTTGATGGCATTCAGGACCGCTACATGGCTTGTTCCTCGAAGGCCATTTGCTTTTCGATGATTGGCGTATGCTTGCAGGTTCACACCTTTCAGACGCCTCCCTTAATCAGATCACCTGCGCGTGACGCTCGGAGCGTAAGTGTAGGGGAGGGATGTGTTCCTGAAACGAATGTTAGCTTGCTGCATTTGGTAACGGGCTTGAGCTGCGCGGCCAGCCGCGACGCTAGAGCCGCCGGATGGCCGGTCGCCGCCACCGCCGCCACCGGGGTTGCGGTTGCCATAGTAAAAAACAGGTTCGTGCATGGCACATACAAGCGATTGCCTAGAGCCATTGTAGCCATGATCAAGCAGCCAGCTCAGGAGTTGAAGCGTAGGTATGCTTCCACCCTTGCGGACGGTAGACCAACAGCGGATCTTCATTGTCATCCAGCAGTGGGACGATCCGATCCCCTTCCTTCACTGACGCGAAAGCAAACCGGGAGACGCTAAGAGGACCATTCTTCTTGGAGAAGAAATGGCTGCGCCAGAGCAGATCCCAGAATCCATTCACGTCCAGCTTGGGAAGCGTTGCCCCTTGAGGTAAGCCAAGCTCCATCCGAAAGCGCTTGACATCTGAATGGAAGAACACCCCGTAGTTCAGCCCATCCGGCAATGGTCGCATTGCTTGAACTGCTGCCTGCTTCTCGATGACGATGTAATCGCGATCAGGATCAGACTGGAAAAACTCATCAGCTGCATTGATTAGCTCCTGCATCATCGGCATCAGCTGCTGGTAAACGCGATCCCACGCGTCAAACAGGCGGCTTGGTCGGTCAGCTCTGTGATAGTACGTTGCCAGGCCGGCAGCTTCTGCGTATTCCATGATCTGCAGGATGTGCTGATGATCGACGCTTGATCCGCTGCAGCCGCAACGGTCCATCAACTCAGGTGTGATCATCGCGACCTGCTTCTCAGTCAAGCTTTCACCGAACGTCCTGCCGAAGTACAGCTTGCTGAACCACAGTCCCCACACGCCAAGCTCCTGGCAGCGATCAACCAACGGCTCAAACTCAGGCAGCCATTCAAGGCATGTCGGGTTCGCGCCAACAACAACCTCGTGCCCAGCCTCCTTGAGCTGCTGAATCAGATCGAAGCGGTAAAAGATGCTTGGAGCGTGAGGCTCGACTCGTTTCCTGATCTCGTCATCCCACATCGGGATGCTGATGTACCAAACGCTGCGAGGCGTCTCAGCGATCACGCGGTCCAGGATCTTCTGCTGCGGCTTGTGCGCGCCTCTGGTCTGAAACACAATCGGCACGCCTTGAGAAACCATCAGCTCCCAGATCGGCTCGAATTGCGCCGCATTCGTGCCAGCAAACACGTCGACATGGTTGGATGCGTTGACTGGATAGCCGAGCTGCAGCAGTTTCGCTTCGCGGGTGCTGCGACGGTGGAAGTTGGCCAAGAGGTTCATCGTCGCCGCCAGGTCGGCGCGGCGGTTCGGCTTCCTCGCGTTTGCGTAGCAGTAGGCGCACGCATGACTGCACCAGGACATGCTCAACTCAAGCGCCTCGGGCGCCCACAACAGCTCACCCTTCAAGGCTCGGATTGAGTCTTTGGTCATTGCTGCGCTGCTTCAGGTGGGTTGAGGTAATCGTTGGCCAACTTCAGCAACGCTGCCTTGTCGCGAACGTAGCCGATCTTCTCCTTGGCTTGCCGCCATACTCTCATCTCCTCAGGCTCAAGGATGATCGCCAGCGGTTGGCCGCGCTGGAAGGTGTCGTCTTCCTCCTCCTCCTCTTCCTCGTCGTCTTGCTCGTCATCGCCGAGCAGCTTGGCGAGCTGATCAGCGTCGAAGCCCAGCAGGTCGAGGTCGAAGCCATCGAACTGCAATGCGTCCAGCTCGTCCGTTAGCAGCTCCTCATCCCAGCCCGCCTGCAGCGCCAGCTGGTTGTCGGCGATGACGTAGGCGCGACGCTGCGGCTCGGTCAGGTGGTCAAAAACCACCACCGGCACCTCAATCAATCCAAGTTCCTTCGCAGCGGCCAGCCGTCCATGACCTGCAATAATCCCTTCACTGCTATCGACCAGGATCGGGTTCAGAAAGCCGAACTCAGAAATGCTTGCCGCAATCTGTGCAATCTGCTCTTGGCTGTGGGTGCGTGCATTGCGCTTGTATGGCATTAGCCGCGACACTGGCCACAGCTCGATTCGTTTTGCGGTTGCGACCATAATCGCGCTTCATCGCTCTGTTTGTAATTGTAACCACAGCCTTACAAGGCGCACAACCCTTGCTGGCATTGCGTTTTGAACGTCGCGTCATGATTTTACGCAAGGATCAAAAGCAGGCCATGTAACCATGGTTGCCGTCTCCCGCTAGCGAAAAAGCAAGGTTTGAATACACC